GGCTTATGCTCACACCAGAATCTTTGATAAGTAAGCCAAAGCTCCAGATGCTTAATCGGAGTAACATCATCGCGAGTGAGTCCGTCAGGCGCTTTTTGAGGAAAGCTAAATACGACGGTTTGGGTTGGCTTATATACGCATTCTTCATTTGGTATTCCTTGTTGAATTAAGAATTGTGAGAGAGGGTCTTTTTTATCTCCTCTAACCCGTCGAATGTAGTATTTAGAATGTCTTGGGTGGATTCCACTTGCGCTATCAACGAGCTGGGATACAGTTCCCGATGGCTTAACACAAGTGATAGCTGTACTTGTACTGATGCTAAGTTTATCTGCCCATTGTTTATTTGTTGCTCTAGCCATTTCTCGTAACTCTGCGAGGATAACATTTAATTCTTCTCCTTGAGTGCATGTAAGTTTGTTGTCGTATATTCCAGTGAGGGACACGCCAAGAAGTCTTTCTTCTTCCGTATTGCGTTGCCACACTTTTCGCAGATAAGGGAACTTGGTAAACGAAGATTGAATTGTCCCCAAGATTGTTGCCAGTCTAACCTTGCGCATAAGAGTTTCTTTGGTGTCGTCATGTCGTATCACGGCCTCTGTAAGATTACAAAATTGGTACGGTCGCAGTATAATTTCAGAACACGGATTTGTTCCAAATTCGTAATTAGGATCCCGATGCCCAAATTTTTCAACAGTCCTCTTGGCGGCTTCACGATTAAATATACCTCGTTCTCCGCTATGGGAATTATACAAAGATAACCACTCTTCCATAAATTTCCCAACCGTAGGTGTTTCATCATAAACCGCACTATTATTGGCGAGCGCACGATGAGGAGCAGTTTCCCACCATGGGCCAGTTTTTGCATGTCTAATCCTTTCGTCGTTTAAGTCTGACAAACTAATCATGGCAGACCTACGAACACCACCTACCACCACAACTTCACCAATCTTACACATCAGGTCATGGCACTCTAATGAGTTTAGCTTACGGCCCTTGGCATGCTTAAACATTGCCACGGTAAACTCAAACAAATCAACTAATGGTTCCGGCCCGGAAGCTCTTCCACCAAATGTTTTAAGTCTGGTTCCGGCGGGTCGTACTTTACTGACGTCCCATCGTGGGATTTCGCCACTGTAGAGGTGAGCGAGGAGTAAACGTAGTGACTTGGCCCATCCTTCTTTACTGTCATGGACGGCGATCGTATGCTGGGAATCAAATAAGTTGTCTGGCACTTCTGGCAACAAAGATATGTACCGTTGCTCGACTGAGAAACCAACTCCAGTTCCGCACAAGAGGATGAACATTGCTTCGTCAAACGACTTGGGGTCATCCACTGGGAGATACGAGCAATTATAGATGCAAGTGTTATCACGGTCTGCGCTCTTTCCTGCCGTCATTAAAGCACGCATTGACGGCATAAGTTCATGGTTAAGGATTGCGGTAAATAATTCTTTCTTTGTTTTTTTATCTTCAGCTATCGCTGGCGTTTTTTCAAAAATATAATCTACAAATCGTTGTACTGTTTCTTCCCAAGTTTCACGACGACCTTTGTCATCAATGTATCTGGCGTATCGGCTGGCGGCAATGTATTCACGGTATTGGTCCATGGTTTCTTTTTATGTTAAATGGTGGATAAAAAAGGGAGGCCGCGGCTTCCACGGACACTCCCAGTACTACGATTACAACAACAACTACAACTACTTAATTAAACAGCAAAGTCAGACGCGGCGTTAGAACCACCACCTAACTTTTCTCCATCTTCAAGTTTTTGAATATTATTTAAACCACACGCAATGCCTTTTGAGCCTTGTGTGTTGTAAGGATAAAACGTAACCGACGCACGGCCATAGCAACCACTATAAAACTCATTTGCATCAATGATTGGGTTTAAGTCAGCGTCAACAACGCCAGGTTTTTGTACTGAGTTAGCGTTAATAAAATAGCTATTGGCGTATACAGGATCATCTTTCTCTTCGTCACCGTCGCGTAAGCCACCTTTGAGTCCCTTAGGTATAGAACCACCAAACAATGCCGATGAGGCTTTCTTGGTATCTTCAAAGGCTTTTTGCAATCGTTCGATTGTATCCTTGTCAGATTTAGGGATNATNATAGACACCGAGTACTTTGGTGTGCCACCNTCGATTGATGCTTTTGGTTGGAACACGTTAGCGTAAGANAAACGTGCTTTACCGGTTACTACTTTTACTTTTGTAGTCTGAGTCATATGCTGCCTTTTTAACTGTAGAACAGGACTTCAATAGGGGCCTGCTCGTCTACCCTTTTCATACAACCACTAATACGCATTTTTAACAGCTAATATTTCATAATATGAAATATCTATGCGTCGTACAAAATTCCTAAATTAAGTAGCGCCTGTTTCATTGCCAGTGCCTTTAAAAAATCAGACAAAAACTCCGGCTCGTGTAACATATCGGGGTCTTCCGCAATCATGTCAGTTATTTCTTCTATTGAGTTGCGTATTTGGTATACCCCTTCGCGGTAACTACCACCTGGCAAACTACTAAAATCTTTTACAAACTTACTAATTAAAAGATCTGGTATTTCAAACTCTGACCCGTAGCATTGTACCATCATAGTTGCCTTTAGTTAAAATTATTTTGCCACAATAACGAGCCCCACGTTGCCTATTGCGTAACCCATAAACATGATCCCTTGGCCCACGCCGCCCTTTATAAATTGATCAATTGCCACAATTGCATATACAACACCCATGGCACCAATTAACCACGCGCTCATTGGAAGTCTTCCTTGGCGGTTTCTTTATCGCGCACCAAACGTGGCTGTCCTTCTGGGCGCAATACTAGATCACCTAACCATGCCGCTACTTGTCCCTTAGGGCCCAGCTTTTCTAGTGAGGCAATTGATTTTAATTTTGGTGGCTCCCATATAACTTCCGATGGCATACCCTTCTCAACCAATACTACGGCCGCCAACGCATGGTCAGAAATTTTACGGTGAGTTATTGACGTCGCTAGTTTAAAACCCGGCGGGATAATTTCTTTTTCAATAGCACGTTCCAACGCAAACTCTTCTACATCGTTTACCCACGTACGTAGGTTTTGTGCTTTACCCAATACGTCGCTAAGCTCTTCCTCTGTTAAAAGGGGCGGCGCTTTAAACTCCTGTCGAGCGAGTTCTGTATTGAAGTCACTGCGCGCTCGGCATTGCGCTTTTGCACGGCAGAATTGGCAATGATCACCTGGGATAAACTCACCTGCACCTGCCCACGCTTTCTTTGCTTTTGGTTTGACAAAATAGTTGGCCCAATCAACCAATTTTGCAATGGTTGTACCGTCAGTACTGATACTGTCCAAGCGAGGCTGGTGGATTGTGTAATTAACTTCTGTGATTCCTGGATACTCTTCTTTAAACTTGGAATAAGCACCAAGCGCATATAGTCTGAGCTGGGTGTTGTCGAGTGCTGAGACAGGCACACCTTTTCCAAACTTAAGGTCGATGACGCGAATGGAGTTCTTAGAAAGTATAACCACGTCGGCTGTGCCAAAGCCGTCAGGAACCCAGTCAGAGAAATCCACGCGTTGTTCAAATAGAGGGGTATCACCTTCACCGACTTGGCTACGGACGTATAGAACGTAATTATCGACGTTAGCCTCGAAGTCGTCATTGTAATAGGGTGTGTTTTTAATGATGTCATATTCTCTCTTGTATTCTTCAATTCCAATTTGTTCAAAATGGTGTCTTAGTTTAATCTCTGCCAGTGAATGGGCCATGGTGCCTTCTTGGGAAAAATCAAAGGCATTTAAACCGCGTTTTTGTTCTGGGAGTGTGGCTTCGAGGCGGGCACTTGGTGTACACGTTAGCCATCGTTTTGATCCGGAGGCGCTTAATATGGCATGTGCTGTCACAATTATTCTTTCAATTCGATTTATCGTACATTTACTAATACGCAAAAAGGGCCCTAAAAAGGGCCCCTTTGAAAATATTTATTTTTTAGTCTTTTAGGGCTAAAATTAAATCTGATATCTCTTTGTTAAAATCTATCTTTATTTCTTGTTTAATGTCTTGTTTAATATCCATGCGCTCGCGGTACTCTTCTGGGTACTGACCGCGCAAACAGATCTCAGCAATNCGGCTNTTAAATCCTTTGTTATCAATGTTGGCCANCATCATGTTTTCCCAGAATGCCTGACCATANGTAGTNGCAAGGTCCATGCTCTCTGCAAAAAACGGGTCTTCTTTTTTCCATTTTGCGGCGGTGGTCTTGCTGATATTAAGCGCCGAGTACATGGCTTTTTGGGACGCGCCTTGTTTACCAAGTTCTACGACAATATCTGCCATTTCCTTTGTAAATATTTTTTTATTTGCTGGTGGTTTTTTGGTTGTCATTAGCATTTCCATCTTTTTAGAGCTGCAGCCTTGCGTGTTGGCTTACCGTTCTCGTCTTTCATTGGGCCTGGAACGCCAGACATGCGAGCGCAAAACGAAGCCTTACGTGGGCCACCTTCGGGTTGTGGTGCCTTTAAGTGACTTCCGTTCTTGGCGTTGTACGCCTTACGCCCAGCCTCTGTCATACCAGCGCCTTCTTTGGTTGGCAGGTAGTGACGATCTTTTCCGGTGGTTGTCTTGGCGATTGGTTTGTCATGCGTAACCGAACCGCCAGTTGCCATTTTAGGAAGTGTCTTAAACTCTTTCATTATTTTTTCTTTGGGGGTTTGGCTGTTTTAGCAGATTGCACAAATGCGTCTGCAGTGGGTGCACCTTTGGTGCCGGGTTTGCGCATCTTTTCACCTGATCCCGCTGCGATACGTTCTCTCTTTTTTTGGATATTTGCGTACAAACCGGGTTTAGTTGCCATTGTGAAGTTCTCGTAAATGATTNTAAANAATTGGTGCCCCCACCATGATTCGAACACGGGACCCCCTGATTACAAATCAGGTGCTNTACCGACTGAGCTACAAGGGCATTGATAGCGGGCTGGGTTGAGGCTTATCAATCCTATCCAGCCCTACGATTCCCNGTCACATCGGGTGGCCTCGATTTACCAATAAAACTTAGAATATAACTGATACGCCAGATAATTTCTTAGCTACGTTAGCTAATTCTTTTGTTGTTGTGCCGCTGATAAAGGTATTGATTTCAATAGCTTTGTCGATGATTTCTTCTGTTGTTGGAAAAACTGGGGCTAATTCTGCAGCCTCTTTGGTTGTTTTGTTTAACACTTCCCACGCTGCCAAGTTGGCTTCGTGCTGTTTGACCATAAGGTCTTTAGCTGCGTTAAAAATAGAAAAACGTAGTTCAAATGGTGAAACCATGGTAAATCTCCTGTGTGTTGTGTGTGATTAAAATAAGGGATTTACGAGCGTTTCACAACGAGTCTACCCTTATACTTACTAATACGCGTTTTACTTCTTATCCGCCCTAGCTTTTTTGGCCAAAGCCTCATTGTCTTGCTTGGTCTGTTGGACTTGGCTGAGCGCCTCATTAATCATCATGCGGGTCATGGCGCCAGCCATCTCATGCCGTTTGGCTTCAATCTCTGCCTCGCGGGCCTCAATAGCTTCCTTATTGCTTAGCTTATTGGCCTCCATCATCCGGTTAAACAAGTCGCTCATTAGTTACGCCCCTCAGCCTCGTCAAAAATGCCGGTCTTTGCTACCATCTCTAGGCCCTCTTTAAATTTCTCCACCTGTGGGCCCGCTTGTGTTTGAATTGAGCTAATAACACCAACCGATTGTACAAACGGTAACTGGCCCAGTAAGTTTAAAATGCTGTTTAGTTCTTTGACGGTATACTCTAACGTCACTACTGCCTCATCTAATAATTCCATACCATTATTATTTTCCACTTTTACTTCCTTTCTTTTTAGTTCTTGCTTCATTTAATATTTTATCAAACCAATCTTCTCTTGCGGCTAGTGTTTCTGGATCGGTACAGTACTCATTTAATTCAAATTTACGGTTGTATGTTTCCGTTAACGCATGGCAACGTAAATCATTAAGCATTTTGATGCCAAGTAACGCAGTTGCTACTTCATCTTCTGTCATTGGCTCGGGCGCGTCACTGTAATGCTTGTATAACAACTCAATGTCATCGCTGGTTTGCCACATCAGCATAACAGCAGATTCTAAATCTACTTTATCATTCATTTTGTTTTTACCTTTTTTTCAAAGTTCCAGATGTAATATTTGCACACTTGTAAAAATGATTTTTCCAGTTCAGTTAAAAAAATTAAATCTTCGTTTTGGTAATCTTTAATAGTTTTTTTAGCTTTTAAGTTTTTGATGTCTAGCTTAATATTTTTGTACGCCCTAGTTAGCTCGTGCTCCAGAACGCTATCAATAAACTCATCGCCTATTTCTAATTCCATTTTCATATTGGTACCCCTTTTACTTTTATACATTGCGCCGCGGCCAGTGTAACTTCTGGCCTAAACGGTAAACTTAAAAATTGTTGTTTAATTTCTAAGCATGTTTTTTCTGGTAGTGGGTAGTCACTGACGGTAAAGTCACAGGACTGCCCAATACAAGCTACTGATACAAACATAAATAAGCTAATCATAGTTTAACTCTTTTCTGTATTTCGCGGTCAAGGTACCAGCGCGCTTTGCGCAAGTCTTCCACGGCGTCGTTCTTCAAGTCTGCGCGCCAGATATACTTAAACGCGTTGCCAAGGTTAAACCCCATGTGCTCCGTGATCTGTATGCACTCAATACCAGAGGGATGCGCCGTGTAGTGTTTAGGCTTGTTTACTGGATCGTTCTGCATATTTTTTCCTTAGCTCGTTCTCTACGGCGGTAACTTCTTCGGTATTATCACAAACCCACAATGANTGGAACCCCGGNTANANATCTATATTAATATCTTCAACGCCGGTGATGGTCTCGAACATCGGGTACCCTTTNTATATGTGCTCAACAACAAAATAACTCATATCCCTAGCTCCTTTTTAATAAACTCAATACCTTTTGTAAAGTGGTACCGCCAGTATTTTTCTGTTAGCCCCACGTCTATGTACGTCATGCCTTCTAAAAATGCGTGAAATATATACTGCTGTTTGTGCTCCATCCGTTCGTTGATTAACTTACGTATGTCTATCATGTCCTCGGGGGACCACAATGAAAACCCTTCAATCATCTCGGTAGATATTCCCTCGTTGTCATCCTGCTCAAGCGGGTCCACCTCTTCGTCCGATAGTCTTGGCGCTACCGCGTTTACTTTGTATTTGATGATTTTCTTCATACTGTACTAATACGCAAATCAAGGGTTTCTAAGAGCGCCTGTTGAAAATTTATTTTACCTTCCAGCACTTTAACTACCTGCTGGTCAATCGTACTCTCCATCGTTAGGTGGTGGATAATCACCGGCTTTTCCTGGCCTTGCCGGTACACCCGCGCGTTGGCTTGGATGTAGTTCTCCGAAGACCACGGCAAGTCATACCACACCGTCTGTGCCGTGTCACCAACGTTGCATTGCAGGTTGACACCAATACCGCCAGACTGGGGGTGGGCCAGCATCATGCGCACCTTACCGTCGCGCCAGTCTTGGATATTGTTGTCATCCATAACCACCGCCTCAGGGAACTGCAACCGCAGGCGCTGGAGCGCGTGCTTGAAGTGGTAGAACACGAGCGTGGGCGAGCTGGACTCCTCCATGATCGACTCTAAGTACTCCAGCTTGGCCCTGTGCACCTCGTGCCAGTCACCGCTCTCGTCATACACCGCGCCGGAGGTGAGCTGCAATAACTTACCGGCCAACGCCGCGGCTGATACCGCTGTGATGGTGCTCTCATTAATCTCCGAGACCATCTCCTTCTTGAGCTGGTCATACTGGCGCCGTGCGGTGGTATCCATATTTATCGGATGATAAATAACTGAAAGGGGCGGCAAGGTAAGATAGTCTTCGGCTTTTAGGCTGAAACAAATGTCTGACACTTTGTCTTGGATTACCTTATCCATCTGCGGCTTTAGCTTCCAGCTATATACGACGTGCGTGTGGCGGTTCATCTGGTCGGGGGTTAGGTACTTATCCCTAAACTTGGTCAGGCTGGTCTCCAAACGCTCTCCTAAGTCTAATATACCTACCTGTGACCAGAGATCAGGTAGTCCCTGAGGGGTAGGTGTGCCGGTTAGTATTAAACGCCGTGAGAAGCCCTTTAAATGCTTTTTAAGCGCTT